TGGATTTCGTCCGCCACCCTGTTCCATTGAAGATGGAATATTTCTTCTGGCTTCCATCTTTGAGGTTGTCCTGTTTTGATGTTGGAGTTTTGTTCATACCCGATAATTTGACCGTATTCGTTTGCAATAACCTTAATACTTCCCGGGTTGATTGGTTTTAAGTTTCTTAATTCTCCGCGGGAATTTTTAATAACCTCTGCATAGAAGTTTCCTCCGATGGTGTAGGTCTTTACGGCATTATCCATAATCATATTGAAGGTATCTTTTCCGTTTCCTCTTATTTTTTCTAGCACTTTTTTGGTTTTCTCGTCGGTAGTGTAACCTTTCCCGATGGTCCAAATTGCCTTTTTATCGATCACCGCTTGTAGTTCGGGAATGGATTTATAATATCCTTTCCAAGTGTCCCAGTCTTCTGTATATTCTACTACGCCCAAGGTTGAATCTGCGGCGTTTATAGTTATATCTTCCACCTGATTGGTTAAATCAGTATAATCTGCAGAGTTTGTTTTATTGTTTGCCATTAATACACCACATTTCCACTTAATACGTTATTTGTTCCAGAGTCAGATATTGGATAATCTGTTAGGTTTCCAGTTACCGCATTAAAGTTTGATCCTGCGTTTATATACATTTCAGTTGCTTTGTTTCCATGGATTGTGTTTCTCAAACATCCCGAAAGTAGAGTAAGTTCATCTCCCACATTATTCTGGGTTATTTTGCAATTTACAGCAACGTCTAAATATAAGGGTGAGGTTGTTACCATGTTTGATATTCTGGAGTTTTCTATTGACGTAATATTTGTTACTTCCATTATTCCCCCCGTAATTTCTAGGTTTGTTATTGTTGCTGTTGCGTAAAGGAAAAAATCTCCATCAAATAAAACCTCTTTTGAGTTGCAGTTTATGAAACTTAATCTTTTTATTCCTGTTGTTCCCGAGAATATTCCTTTTGTTAGGTGATTTAGTTGTCCTATCGTCTTAAAAGTTACATTTTCAAAATAAATATCTTCTGAATCTGCCCCCAAATCCCAGAGCATACAATTTTGAGTATATTCGCTGGTGTTGTCTGCAATTATTGTTAAGTCTCGCATAGTCATCTTTTTGTAGGATTTGACTAATTCCGTTGAGGTGGTAGTAACCACTAATTTAATTATTGTATTTAGACTTTCTCCTTGTATTTTTATATCGCTTTTGATATCAAGAGGAATTTTCTCTAAGTATGTTCCGTTTTTTATAAAAATCTGTGTTCCGTTTGATGATGCTTTTATTGCGTCTTGGATATTGTCAAAATCTCCAGATCCGTCTTTTGAAACAACAAAGTTATTTCCTTTTCTTTCCGAACCTAGCCCTTGAGAAAATGAATTTCCATGTTTAAAGATGTTTGGAATTGCTACCCCTAATTGTAGGCTCATGCTGTCCCCATCCAAGTTACGTTTTTACTCTCTTGCAAAACTTCAAAAAGCATATTAAACTTAGCCCAGTGTAAATTTATCATATCTTCTGCTTCTATTCTGCTGGTGTAGTTTGCCATGTTATAAGCAATGAAATCTACAGCTACCCAACATGCCTCTAATTCTGAAAGAATCCGCTTAACATCTGCGTTTAGTCCTGAGTATGCGTCTGAAAAGTTGAATCTACATTTTACGTTTATAAAACTTTCAGATTGAGCACAGGAATTATTTATATTCGCTTCTGTGTATCCTGTTGCATCTACGTTTTCGCCTACTTTCACGTCAATTTCTGCTTTTGTTGCGAAAATTCCAGTATGAGCCATTTGTTTATCCCTCTTAAGTTGAGGTCGGAAGGAAGGAAGTCAAACCTTCCGGAGCCTCATTTATTGGTGATTTAGTTTCTTATTTTATGAAAAGATTTAAACCTTTCGATTTTACGCACCAACAAGCCCTCACGAAAGCCTCAGAAATATGGGAATAATTACCCTGAATCTTTAGATTTCGGTCATTTGTGTATTCATATGTCATACTTTTGAGGGATTTTANTAGTTTTAGGTTGTTTATAATTTCGATAGATAAGGGTTCTTTTTCCATTAAAANCATNGCATTGGANTAAAGGTCTTCCTTGAGGATTCTACTTCTTCCCCCTTCTGAAGCTTGGCGGCTGGCGTTGTTGATCCCAATAACACGATGTCCCAATTTTTCGATGAGTAAATCCGTAACTCCTCCCCCTACTCCAGTATCATCGGTGAAGATTCTTCTAAAATTGTATTGATCATTCATCAGGATGATGGTGTTGGTGGTCTGAACAATACTTTTTCTTTCGGTTGTTTGGATCTGAACGATTTTGATATTCCCGTTGCTTGACATCTCTGCAACGACAAAAGCGTTTTCATCTGCACCATATCGGGCAATATCTACGCCGAGGTAATACGCTTTTGTTTTGTCGTAGTTTTCGGAGAATGCCCACTCCATAAAGGACATACATTTCTTGATCAGTTCTGTGGGGAAGAGTTGGTTAAACTCATCCGTAAACTCTGCTAAATATTCCTGGGCATATTCCTGTTTTGTGAGGCGTTCTCTTTCTTTTTTCAGGAAGTCTTTGGGTATTCTGGGGCATAGTTCGCTGGAAACGTGGAATTGTCTAAACGAGTCATCGTGGAAACTCTCATAAAAGAACCCGCCCTTTCCAAATGGGGTGCTGAGCAGAATGGTCCACCCTAAACCCCTCATTTGTTGGCTTACTGCGATCATTGGTCTGACAGCCAACCACACCGTCTCTGGAATGTATGCCGCTTCGTCTGCGATCAATAGATCAAGCGAGAATCCTCGGATAAAGTATCCTGTCTTGCCTGCAGGCAAGGCGTAGATCTCTGTTCCGTTTTTTAGAATGGCTTTTGTTTGAGTTAGTGGCTCTTGGAACAATCCATATCTTAATTCGAATTGGATCTCTTCTTCTCGGCTCTTTCTTCTGTTCTGCTGAGTGATGGGCTGGTGCTCTTTTGCTTCATTGAGTAGGCTTTCGTGGATCTCTTGAAGTTCTGCTTTTACTTTCGCGAATAAAAGGGATGATTGTCGCTGTGATGCCGCAATAATTAGGATTTTGGCGTTGTCGTGTTCTATTGCGAATTTTACGCTTTTTATTCCGATTACGGTGCTTTTCCCGACTTGTCTCCCTGCACGTATTGTGATGCTTCCGTTATGATCCAAAACTCCTTTTTGCCACTTATCAAGANGAAAATCTCCATCTTTTAGTTTATTNACNTAATATTCTCGGACTTTTTCAAAGTTTATGCGGTTCTCTTCTTTGATCATATCAGTATTCCCATGGTTTGGCGTAATGTTTTGGCTGTCGGTTGTTGGCTTTTTTTGCCTTTTTTGCTTTTGCGGCTTGGGTTGCACCTCTGACCCTCACCGCAGGAACGGATCCTGTTTTCTTTTGCTGGCGTTTCTGCCATGCCTTAAAATTTGCGACTAATCTTTGACGTTCTCTCTTTTCGATGTCTCGGATCCTTTCCGCTTGGCTTTTCTTGGATTGTTTGGATTTGTAGCTTTTTGCTTGTTTTGGCATTTTATATTGGTTTTACCTCTTTATTTTATTCCCCCTTAATTATTTCTTCTTTTCTCTTTTCTGCCTTGAAGGTGCTGTCATATAGATAGATTTGCTGCTCAAGGTTGTAAATGTATTCGCTTATTTTTTCTTTGTTCTTTTTGATGGTAATAAATAGCAAATCATTCTTCCGGATGCAATCGGCAGTGTAAACATCTGTGCCAAATTTTAATTTCATTTTTTTGACATATTCTTTTCCATTGATTATAACTTCCATTTTGTTTTACCTCTTTATTTTATTCCCCCTTAATTATTTCTTCTTTTCTCTTTTCTGCCTTGAAGGTGCTGATCATTTGGATCGCTAGTCCAATTATGGAGTTATTCACATGGATGTTTAGTTCACTGGCTTTATTGGATTTTTGACTTGCCGCAAGGACCTCTTCCCAATCTTCTCGGGTGAGTTCTAGTTTTGTTTTTATATTCATCATTGTTTTTTTACCCCCCATATTTCTGAAGAGGAAATATTAATTCTGACGGATTCTTCTGAGAGAATTCGGTATTCTTCGTCTCTCTTGACTTTCCACGCTGAAAAGTATCCCGAAACACAGCGGTTGTAGTGCTTTCCACTTGGGGAAACATTTCCCAAAACATATTCAATTTTTGATTTCATTTTTTTTATTACCTCTTTTTTTTATTTTTTTTTTTATATTTTTTTTATTTTTTTTTTATTTTTTTGGAAGGAAGGCGTTTTTTGACACCTACTCGGAAATAAACATATAAAAACAAAAATCGCAATAAATGTTTTTGTTTATCATTATTACTTTATTACCATATTAATAAACCTTATACAACTTAGTTTCATAAAGTTTATAAAGGGGTAATATAGTAGCCACTCCGATTTTTTCCAAGTTTATTGTTTCGTGTCCCCCCTTGAGAGGGGGGTTGGGGGGTGGAGCTAGTAGCCACTCAAAGTTTAGCTAGTAGCCACTCAAAGTTTAGCTAGTAGCCACTCAAAGTTTAGCTAGTAGCCACTCCGATTTTTTCCAAGTTTATTGTTTCGTGTCCCCCCTTGAGAGAGGGGTAGGGGGGCGGAGCTAGTAGCCACTCCGAGTTTTTCCAAGTTTATTGTTTCGTGTCCCCCCTTGAGAGGGGGGTAGGGGGGTGGAGCTAGTAGCCACTCAAAG